GTCATTTGCCTATATATTCCCCCATTCAATATTATACAACGTAAAGTATTTTAAAATAATACTATATAAAATTTAGTATTGACTTTTTATTGTCGTTGTGTTATAATAGAAGTGGCAGTTAAAAATATACTATGCACAGTATAGTATTGACACAGAAAAAAAGTGTGGTATAATGTAAATAAAAATTGTGGGGGGCTACAGATGAAAAAGAAAATTATCGACACTTTAGACAAAGAACTACTTTTTATGGCACCGTCGGAATTAGATTATTATTTTAATCATGGTTGGTCTATCTATTGGATAGAGATACACATAGACAACGTTAAATGCGCTGAAACGCATTTATACCGCTCAAAGGATAGAATACCCTATGAGAATATTAAAGCCGCCTTAGAAGCTCGTATAAGCGAAATTGAAGTTATACAAATAGTGGAGCGTAGACAATGGAAGAAAAATTGATATACTATAATGGCGACCGTCTGAGGAACAGTGTTGACATTAACGGCAATCGCCCCGAAATTTTTATAGTAGAGAGTAACAGAACAGCGGGTAAAACAACGGACTTCGCAAAATTTTTGATTGACCGTTTTATTAAGCGTGGTGAAAAATTTGCTGTGTTGGTACGGTGGCAGTACGAAGCAACTAATTTTGCTGAAGCTTTTTTTAAATCAGTGCAGGGTCTTTTTTTTCAAAATCACGAACTCACACAAAAAATGATTGAAAAAAAATACTGTGAACTGTATCTCGATGATCGGGACTGTGGATACCTTATCCCGATAAACTCCGCTGAGTTTATAAAACGTCGCTCTCATCTTTTTAATGACATCACTTCTATCTTTTTTGACGAAATCCAGCCTGAGAATAACGGCTATGTGCCCGATGAATTGAACAAATTTTTTAGTATCCACACCTCTATAGCTCGTGGCGAAAATCAGCAGGTGCGTTATGTGCCTGTCTATATGTGCAGTAACTCAGTGTCACTGCTTAACCCCTATTATAACGCACTGGGGGTTGTAACTCGTTTAAACAGTAAAACAAAATTTTTACGAGGTGACGGTTGGGTTTTAGAGCGCAATTTTAATGAGAGTGCGCAAAAGGCACAAAAAGCCAGCGGATTTAACCGTGCTTTTTCCACTGTATCTTACAGCGATTATAGCTCTGAAAGTGTGTATCTGCGTGATAACGAGGCTTTTTTAACATTGCCTAAAGGGCGGGGTCAGTATATTGCAACTATACGTTTTGACAGGCATAAATACGCGATATGGCTGTATGCTAACGAAAATGTAATGACCTGTGATTACAGGGTTGACGATGACTACCCTGTCAAAATAAGTGCTACAGTCCAAGATCACACTGAGCAGTATATGCTTATAGGCGGCGCAGGTTTTATCAAAGAGCGCATGAGGCGGTACTTTATTAACGGCAATTTTAGATTTAAAGACCTTGCATGCAAAAGTGCTGTGTTAATGGCACTTTCATACAAATAATTTTGGCGGTCTGCCTATCTGTGTTAAATATTGGTGTTCTGCGGACGCATGGCTTAAAAACCACCGTGGGCATTATCGGTTTTGCACCCGCTTTATTGACCGATACGGTATAGGCTGTATATAAAAAGAAAAGCGTTAAGGTACTCTGTGCCTTAACGCTTTTCTCATTTTTTCGGGCGGATTTTAAAAGTTGTGTTGATAAGCAATGTTCCGCCTTTTATCTGCTTTGGCAATAATTTTCCGTCAACCTCTAATCCTACTTTAAAATCTGTCAGACTTGCTTTGCCTGAAATTAACATATTGTTAAAATTTTCCTTTGCACCTTTGGACATACCTGCACATTTTATGAGGTAATACGGCTCAACTTTTTCTCCGTCCTCGTGAGTTGTATGCTCGATGTATGTTTTAGCTCTCACAAAAATAGCTTTATCCCAATAATTTTCCAGTTTCCAACAGCAGAAATTTACAGGGTGTATCTCTATACCTTTAACTTGATCGGGCAAAATGTCACAATGTATGCTATCTGTGTCAGCGTATATAAAACCACGCTCAGTTGCACCATAGTAATTTTTTTGTGCTGCCCGTATAGTAAAAGCCCGTGAATACGAGGTTATTGCTGAGCCTATCGGAATGTACATTGGCTTGTGGTCATTTGCTTTTTGTGTGGTAAATTTTAACACACCGTCCGACAGTCGAGCTATTTTAAAGCTTGAGTTGGTACTTTGTGCCATTTTGCCGTATAAGTTATTTAAAAATAGCTTTGCGACCTGTTTTTTAGCTCCTTTACTTTCTTTTTTTATTTTTGCATATTTATCAATGTATACATCAAAAATACCAATTGCTGACTTAAACACGCAATAATCTAAAATTTGACAGTCAATCAAATTATAATGCTCTTGCAAAAGCTCCCAGTCGGTACAGGTTAAAGTTAGTATAACGCTTGTGTCCTCAATCTCTCCGTTCTCCGTCCTTATGTACTCACAATACTTGCCGTTGTCGTCAAGTACATCTGAGGACTTTAACGGCGTTCTGCTCGGATAACGCCAACTACCGTTTATTACAATAAATGGCAATTTTCCATGCTTTAAATAAAACCTCGTGCGTATCCTTACAAAATAATAATACTTTGTTTTGTCAAGATACTGTTTAGGGATAGTATCGCCTTTATAAAACCTCGGAGCGCCAACAGGATAAAAATTACCCGATTGACTTGACATCATAGAGGGATATAGGGAGTTTACGTCCGCTGTTACACCGTCAGTAAAAATCTTATTTTCTTTGCCCTCGGCAACATATACCCATCCTCCTTTATAGCTTCGGCGGATGTATTGGTCGGCATTTTCGGCGTCAAATATTTTAGGGTCTATGTGTTCATCGTACATATCTGGAAAATTTGCGTCCCAGTCCTCTTTTTTTGTCATTTTTTTGTAATCATGTATACAGCAAGCCCCTATAGTTGCCTTATTTTCTGCCAATTTGAAAAAAATTTGAAGGGCTTCTGACATAACCAGAACGTCATTTGCGATATACCGTCTTTCCTCATCTGTTATAACTCCCCCTGCATGCCGCTCCCCCGTGTACTCAATAGCGGTTTTTTGGTGTTTTGTTCCAAAATCTTTACCAATTTTTGCCACTGAAAATGGTAAAAGTTTCAAACTGTCACGAAAAGTTATCAAGTGACCGTGCCACTTTAAAACAATGTCGTACCAGACTCCCATGTCGGAAATCATGTAGGAAAATTCGCCGTTTTTTAGTTCATCGGACTTTTTGAAATGCCAGTCCCCGTGTCTATCTTGATAAGTAGCTTGTTTAAAATTATCCTGTGATAACATAAAGTTTAATAAAAATGAACCGTCAAACTTTAAGTTATGGAAAAACACAATAATATTTTTATCAAATGCTTGATTAATCATATCATTGAAAAAATCATATATATTGTTCCCGATAGTTACATTTTCTGAACCAAGCCTGCACCAGGCGTAAGCCCAAACCTCGGTAAAAGTCTGACCCTCATAAACTGTGGTTTCAAAGTCCGCCATATATGTTGCTATCACTCACCGTCACTCCAGTCCGATAATTCGGTTAATTTTTCGTTGACCTCTTCGGGTATATCTCCTGCTGTCAAAATGTCAACAAAAGTATACCAGGACATCATGTGTATAGGTTCACTGTCAGAGCTAAAAACATACCCCTCGACTGCTTCAATCGCCGTTTCGCCTGCTGTCGCAAAACGATGTATGACACCTTTTTTGCCTATTTGTGCTATAGTTTGATTAAGAAGCCCGCGTATATCGGAAATATGCTCTGCATATCTCCACGGGGGTATATTTAACCCTGTATTATATGGCGTGTCAAGTATCTGCTGAATTCGTCGCCATATCATCTCGCCCTCATCGACAGGCGGCGCTTTTTTTGTACGGGTTTTATGTTGCGGGAGAGGTTTCGGCGGTCTTGCGCTTGCGGGTTTTTTTCTGTAGTCGATTTTCTTTGACTTTTTGACTTTTTGCACAAGTTGTTTTTTAGTGCCTATGTCTATAGTGTAATTTTTGTCAGACAGCTTTGCAAGGCTTTTAGGCGTAATGGCTTTCAAATCATCAATCATTTTTTTTGTAACTTTTTTAGGTGTTGTGTGTTGAAAATCGCCAACAATCGTGTAACCTCTTTTTTGCATTTCAATCAATCTTTTTTCAATTCGGGTCAGCTGTGCTTCATACTGCTGAGCGAGTGTTTTTCTTTTTGGCATATCTTTACTCCTTTCGCACTAAAGGGCGAGATCCGACGTCCTCAATCTGCAATTTCGTTGTTACCTCTCGTTTCATTGTCTATATTATAACGTACCTTTGTGAAAACTATATGATAGTTTTGTGAAAAGTGTGTGAAAAATAAGAAAGCCCCGAACAAATCGGGGCTTTGTTCCACGTGGAACATTACTTGACTATCTGCAAAGAGATAAACTCTCTGCCGCTCTTCGCCTTACGGTGTACCACGGTCATAGGCAGTTCGCCTACTTCATCGAGCATGTCAATAAGAGCAGGGAGCATATCAATGACGGTAGCAGAGATTGTTCCGTAGACATTGCCGTCCTTGTCGAAGATGTAGCCTACCTCGGAAATTTCTCCGCTTTCTGTGCTTGTTTCGTCAGCTATAGCCGCACCTGTCACCGTCAGGGTTTCACTAACGGTCTGAAGAGCGACACTTGCGCTCTTTGCGTTAAAAAGCTCCATCTTGCCTATGTTCTTTGTGCTTATCATAAAAGCTCTCTTTCTCCGTGCTTCACGGTCGCACGGGTATCAAGTGTGTATTTCTTGTCGCCCACACTTGGCGATATTATACCCTTTCGGGTTGGGATGGGGCTGATAAGGTCAACCCCTCAGAACCTTAAAAAATATACTCAAACGTTGCACCCGTTGAAATTTTAAGTATCTTTACTTCTTCGGTGTACTCACCCTCTTCAAAACGTTCTGCAATTTCCAACGCTGAAGAAAAAGCGTCGGTAAATGCGGGAATAACATTGCCATTTTGCATTTTGCATGTTACTAAATATCCGAGATTTGCGCTACCTTTTTTATTCATTTTATTTCACCGCCTTTCCATCCGTTTTCCTTTATAGCTTTTAAAAACGAATGAGCCATAGCACCACAAGTCATTATCAGGCGAATTTCTCCGCTTTTGCCTATCTTGACCGTAACACAGTTAAGGTCAACTATCTTGAACAGCTTTTCAAGACTTGCACTCCACACATACTTTTCACGGTTTCTGCTATGCACCGTCCTCATATCACACTTTTCAACAGTGTATTCGTATTCAAGCGGTATGTTGCTACTTGTAAACGATGTTGCGATTAAATACTGTTTCATTACGTTCTTTTCCTTTCTGCCCTTTAGGCTGTCGTGTTTTGAAGGGTTATCTCTCGTTTCATTGTCTATATTATACCGTGCCTTTGTGAAAACAGCGTGATATTTTTGTGAAAATTACGTGAAAGTTATTTCACGTCCTCTCAATAATTTACCTGCTATTTGCTCAAATCCACGCTTTGCGGTGTATTTGTTGGCGTATCGTTTATATACAAGTTTTTTATTGGTAATAAAACTTGTTACTGTCAGCATACCGCTCACTTCGTCATATGATCCGATAAAGTGATACTTGTACCATCGCGATTTTTGCATTGTTATCTCCTTGTCCAAATTCTGTCACCGTACTCATTTTCGACGTCGTATGGGTACTTCCAATTATCTCCCTCCTGATACCATATCGTGTATATCATTCCGTCATTATCGACACCATTAAGACATGTCCAATCATCTGGGCAACTACATCTTAAATGATTTATGTGACTGCGATATGCGTAATACATCACATTATCTGTAACGATTGTTTTACCGTTGACCGTAAAGGTCATTCTGCCGTCCGTGATTTTTGCTGTCATTGTTTTTCCTCCTGCCCTTTGGGCGGTCGTTGTGTTTTGAGGTGTTCCCCCCTCGTTTCATTGTCTATATTATACCGTGCCTTTGTGAAAACTATGTGATAATTTTGTGAAAATTGGGTGAAATTATTTAACCTCCTTTTTAAGTCTGTCAAGCACTACTTGACCGTTTACCCCTGTCATTTTCTCAAAGTAACTAGATTTAAAAAATCTTGCAATCTCGGAGCGCATATTTGGTTTGTTTCTGTAATCACTTACAGCTTGATTAATTACAGCGATCCATAATTGCACATAACCTCCGTTTGTCTGTATAACACTTTTTTTATATGGTCTAATTTTAATCATCTCCTTTCGCCCCGAAGGGCGAGAGCCGAAGCTCTCAATCCTCAATCTCGTAAAAAGCTGTTACCAGCGGGTCGCCGTCATCCGTTATCTCTGCGATACGACCGTCTGCATTGCTGTATCCGTGATTTTTGCACCACTCTCTGCACTCATCGAGTGTGCCGTTGATAAGATCGTCCATGTAGCTGTTGCTCTCAAGCTCTACGCTGTAAAATACCTTTGCCATTTGTTTTCCTCCTGCCCTCAGGGCTGTTGTTGTGTTTTGAGGTGTTACCTCTCGTTTCATTGTCTATATTATAACGCACCTTTGTGAAAACTGTGTGATAGTTTTGTGAAAACTGTGTGATAGTTTTGTGAAAAATGCTTGAAAAATAAAAGCCCCTCAGCGAGGGGCTTTGTTCCGCGTGGAACGTTACGCAAGTCTGAACAGCCTGATATTAACATCAACGCTGTTGACAGCGTAGTTAGATAACACTGTCACCTGTAAAACTCCATCTGTACGAGTCAGTGTTTCGGGCGTTAAATACAAGCTGGTATCCAAAAAATTAACTACGGCGGTTGATAAAAACATCATTGTGGACTTGCCGCCGAAGCTAACGCTGATATAGTGCTGTCCTCGGTCTCCGGTCTGAGCAGACGAGCAGATAACGGTTACATCTGCACGATAGTAAGCATTTTTTTCCTGCGTCACTAACGTTCCGTCGCTCTGCGGCTTATAACCGACAGATGACGCTATGTCAAACGGCAGTACCTTACTTGTGCCTATATCTCCACCCGTGTATGTACTATGCTGACAGTAAAGTATCGCAGAGGTGTCAAGGTCTCCGATAAAGTTAGTGTAAAAAACTCCGTTAGTTTGTATGGCTGTCGATAAAACCGATGACCACTTAGGCACTGTCGCTGTACCGCTGTTGACAATCACATTGTTATCCCGATACAGCACTGTAAACTTTTGGTAATTATCGCTTGCTCTGCCAAGGGTCATAGTTGTGTTGACAGTCGATGAGTAGACTGTGTTGCCTGTGACCGTAAGCGTAAACTCACTTGCCGAGCCGACCGCCGTAAAAGCGGCGATTACGCCGTCTGCAAGTGGAGTGTCAGATGATACATGAGGGTTATAAATTACATTATCTGTAATTTTGATATTGCGGGCGGGTATGTTTGCGGATAAAAGCAGCCTCGTGCGTGTCGCCGTGTTGTTTATTAACCGATTATTTGTTATAACGCAGTTGCGCAGGCTGTCCACATTTGCAGATGTCAACACTATACCAAAGATAGTATTCGCCGACCATGTGTTGTTAGTAAAAATATAGTCGTTTGTTGTATGATCGTCTGTACACTGTATCTGCGAGGCTGTTATAGAGCTGTTTTTTATGTCAACATTGCTGACAACTATCGTTGCCCCGTCTTTTGTCACAATGTCGCAGTTGTCAAAACTTACACCGTCCTGCGTTGTGTGCTTTAAGTTGTTTGTGTCGTGCATTATTTTAACATCTCTAAAACTGCTTATAAAATTATTACCATTTAATAATGTTATAGCATGCTTTGAGGACGGATTACTATATACTTTAAGTGTTTTAAGTGTCGTGTTTATGCTGGACAAGTCAACTGTAAAATCTGTGTCAATCATCAGCGGATTAAAGTTATATTTACAGCAGGTAATCATCTGATTGTTGCGTGCTGTCAATGTTGGAGCTGTTGCGATGCCCAATGTTGACACTGTGTACTCGGAGCGCAAAAATGCTACTCGATAGTATAAATCCCCGTCAGCATGCGGCAGAGCGAGACGTACAATACCCTCAGCAAACTGTCCAGGGGGTGTGGTCTGCTCCAAAATCTCCCATATCGTAAATACACCGTCCCCTGCATAGTAGTTTTCGCAAACGCAAATTTCCTTGCCTGTGATTTGGGTAAAAGTGGCAGTTTTTAAGTCAGCGACCGTATCAAAGTGCTTAAGACCTTGTAAAGACCCTGCTAAATCAGCTATGATATTATCATAGTGCGTTGTATCGTTAAGCCAAGCATTGACAGCGTCAACTACCATAGCCGGGATTTGTGCTATAGTTTTATTATACTCTGTAATAAAAGTATTAACCTTGTCAGATATAGCTGTTATCTGTGTATCCTGCGCAGAGATTTTGTCGTCCTGCGCCGTAAGCCTCCGCTCCTGCTCGGCAAACTCAGCCCTTATAGCGTCATTAACCGTGTCTTTGTACCGTAAAAAATCTGCGTCGATTTTATCGGTCAGGTCGTCAAACTTTTTGTCCAGCCCTGCGGTGTAATCGCCAAACGCCTTGTCAATGTCATTTTTGTATGTGTCCCAAGCGGCAAGCAGTCCGTTTGTGCTTGTTATGACCTCGTTTAACTTTGCGCTCGTCTTGCATAGTACCTCATAGTAACTTAAGCTATCATCATAGACAAGTGGTAAAATTTTATGACACCAATATCTTAACGTATCAATCATTGTAAATCCTCCTTACCATATCTGCATAAACATGTCTGACAACTCATTTATTATCATCATATCTATGTTTATTATACTTTTGCTATACTTTGCAAGTAACTCCCCCTGTATATCGCTACCCTCATAGCCTGACACATTTTCTGTATGCTTACTGTCGCTTACAGTTTTTCCCACGTCTGACACAGTGCCAGTATGAGCGACTGCACTTGTGTCTGTGACTGTGCTTGTACCCTCATCTTTTACTGTACCAGTCTTTTTTAATGTGCGACTATCAGTCACCGTATCAGTAGAGGTATTTTGCTGAGTGCCTGTGTTTAGAGTCGTGTCTGTAGTATCCGTAGCAGTAGTATCTTTGCCTTTTGTAGTTGTTGTACTATCGGATATATTTGCAGTTGTCATATACTTACCGGACTTAACATCAGATAGACTGCCCTGCGGAGTGTCTGACGAGTATGTATCAACATCACTTGACGTACTTGCGTCACTGCTAACTGTTGTATCAGTATTAACAGTCTTTTTTGCCGACAAATTGTCAGTGCGTGTGCTGTCTGTGTCGGTGACAATTTTGCCCCCGTTAGTGTCAGTCAAGTCATCGGTACGTGTATCTGCATGAGTTGTCTTTACACCTCCGCTGTGTGTATCTTTGAGATTGTCTGTGCGCGTGGATGTTTTATCATCGGTGACATTTCCTGTAAACTCTTTGACAACGTTTTTATTATACAGGGGGTTTATTATGCTTGACGATATACTATACAATTCGTTATATTTTGGCATTATTTCTTGCATTTTGGTGTTTAATGCCAATTTCCATAATCCAACAGTTTCGAACGCTACCTCATCCATGTAGTAGTGCCGCAGGATTTTTTTACACAATATCTCTCGGTGCGCTTCTTCAAAAATGGGAAAATCTTCAAAAATTTTATCCCATGAAGCGTTTAAGACTTGTGCGACATTGTCGTATCCAACCTCACTCGTCAGCCCTGCCGCCGTCTCGCATATCGCCCTCACTGACGTTGTGTAAAAGCTCATCGCTTGACACCTCCTTTTTTATAGTATTATCTATGTCAATGCTATCAAACTGATACCATATATCAAGCCCAAACATTTTATTGATTTTATCACACGCTATCTGTCGCATTTTTTCCGGCGAATTGCGGATCGCTATGACTGCGCCTTGTGCCGTCAGTACCTCATCTTTTATCATGCGCTCACGCTTTGTAGTATCTGAGTTTGGTATGCCGAGCTGTGTTAAAGCTTCATTCCATATTTTAGCTTTTAAGTCATATATCTTGTCAGCCACCCATGGAGCGTCCGTCTTTAACACTGTCAAACTATCATCTGCCAATGTTTTCTTACCATATATAACAGGCTGATTTCCGTCATATTTTTGAAAAACGTTTTTCATTGTAAGTATTTCGTTTTGGTCTGCCTTTATCAGTATAGGTGTTTTCTGTGCGTTGATATTTACATCAATAATTCTATCATACTGATATAATCTATCTGCGTAATATTTTATATCAAAAATATTTGGTGTTCGCAGATAGTTATTGTATATGATAACACCGTTATTAATATTTAGATTTTTTGTATATCCAGTATCGGATATTGCTACAAAATCCCTCGGATTCCCGTACACATCAAGTTTGCCCTTGAGTGTTACAGGTAAACACAAAAAACCTAAAACATCGTCTCGAAAAAACACTGCCGCTCCCTGAGTTATAAGCACCTTCTCGAGATAGCGCAGGTCTATAGTGTCAGGCATACCCGACCATACACCTCTTGACATTGCCATTTCATATAGTCTGTATGTGTAGTTATTCCAAGACGCTTTATTTTCAAACAAGCTTGAATTAAAAAACGTATCTCTTACTTTTCTAGGCATTGTTTCACCTCCTTATAAAGCGTTATCAACACTAAAGTTGCCGACATTTGCCAATGTTTCCCATAAGCACAAACCCCCATCGAGAGCCGACTGTATATCTTTTAGCGCCGTATCAGGTATGCCGAGTGATGTTGCCCCAAGTGAGCGTATACAAGCGTTTTTTGTCTTACAATAATTGTAAGATTTGCGCCGCTGACTTTGTGCAAACTGCGGTACTTTTAAAGCGTTGACAGTATAGCCGTACATCGTAAAAAAATCGTCATACTGTTTAGCGACTGTGGCATTTACAGTAACTCGATACCCGATAAAAAAATTTTGAGCAAACAATAAATTAAAATATCCGCTTGCTGTACCGCCGATAGTTGAGGTCTGTGCTTGTAAATCTTTTAACGTTGCATACTCACTCATACCCGACATCACGTTACCTGTCAAAGACGTTATCGCCCCTGTAGGATTTGCTGGTGCTGTCGCAAAAGTTGACACCGCACTAACTATCCGTGCGAGCTGACCCGCAAGCAAACGATTTGAGTTGTTGCCAATATAATCGTTATACTCAGACGTGATAAAACTTGTAGCAGGATATGTGTCATATATCAAACTGTTATCCCAATCTAACAAAAATCCCCTGTAATTATTTGGTGTGCAGTACACCACCTGGTCGGGGGTGACCCCACTGCTTGACAGCCTAAACACAGCGTTATCAGTCGTAAAAAACTCATACCGATAATCTTTAGAGGTGCCTAAGCTGTTGTTAAGTCTAAAAAAACAAAACGGATATGTGTACATTTTGTTATTTTTTGGCAAATATCCGCCGAGCGTATCAGTTACTGCGGGCTTAGGTGCTGTTTGTGTGTAAACGGTTGGGATATTATTTATCCCGACATTAGGAGCTAACCACGGATGGTTGGTGTCCCAACCATCATCTGTATACGCCATACGAGGGATTAAATACATGCCCAAGATACCATTTTCGCCCGCCACACGAATGTAATTATTTACCACGTTGAAAAAATCTTGCAAACTTGACGGAACGACATTACAGACATTGTACTCTCCTGCCAGACAAGCCCCCGAAAAATTGCCCTGCGTAGCAGTCTGGAAAACATAGTCAGTTACAACGGGGTTTAATAGATTATGTGATGTTACTATAACTGTAAAAACACCCGCAGTCAGTCCCTCAGCCAGTGATTGATATTTTGATATAACCTCTTGACCCGATGTTATCACAGGCTCAGGTGTTATGCTGTCACCTATGTTATCGGTTATACTATGTTCACGCTCAATATAACTTGCATTAAAAGACACGTCAAAAAAATACGTTTGAATGTTGTCTATACTATATGTTATAAGGCTTGTTTCATTATTAACATACTCAACATCAGTAATAAAAGCATAAAATATTTTATTACCAAAAGAAGTGTTGCGAAACATCATGTAGTTGCACGTTAAAAGCCTGTCAGGCGCAATTGCAACACGGATTGAATTGTTACTATGCCTTATATAGCTTTGTGCAGTTAAAGTATATACACTATAAGCGTTAAAAGCTTCAAACTGTGCACTTTTGCTTGACGGGCGATAAGTATATTTTGAGCGGCTGTCAAGCGGTACGCCTCGACAAATCCAAACATCAGAGTTTGGTGCTATATATGCCATTTAAATACCTCCTTTGTATAATATTTGTGGGAGCAAAATATGCTCCCACATAGATTATTTAAGCGACTGTTATTGTTGCTGTACCTGACTTTGTGTTGTCATATACAGACGTTGCCGTTATGATGATTTCATCGCCTGCTACAGCGTCTGCCGATACTGTCACTATACCTGTGCTTGTCACTGTCGCCTTGTCGCTGCTTGTTGTCCATGTCAGCCCTGACGGGGCAAAATTGTCTGTTGCGACAGTTGCAGATAACTGTATCTTTCCGCCCTTTGACAGTGTAGCTGTCGCAGGAGATACAGTTACACTTGTTACAGACGGTGTGCCTGCAACAAAAAGTGCATTGTTTGCAAAAGGCGATATAGCATATATGCGCCATGCGTGTAAGGTCATGTTACGGTAAAGTCCTTCCGTGTTTTCTATGGCACGCATCTCCGTGAGTTTATCGTAAATCTGGAAAAAATCCTTATCGACAAGTACACAAGGCACAGCGTCGAGGGCTTCCATTTCGGGCTGTGAAAACTCGTGATAGTTTTCATCCCCCTTGAACAGCTCATTTAGACGCTCAATGTCAAGCGAACCAAAGCTGTCTATAAGCTTGATATGCCCGAGAAACTCGACTTTATCCATATTAAACGCGGAAGCAAGTACCTCAACATTGCGCTTTGCGTTAAACTTTGCGGATACAATAAGATACTGGTCGTCCTTTAAAGCAAAGTTGTTTACACCTACAAGATTGTAGTCCTTTTTTAAAAAGGTCATATCATCAGAAACTGTCTGTATAGCTTCAACAATTTCTTCCATATTTGCCTTATTGACAGCAGGGATTTCATACGGCTTCATAAGCCCGCTGTAAATACGATAAGCAAGCATATACTTAATCGTTAAAAACTCGTCCTGTTCCATCGCTGTAAACATGGTAGTTACAATTTTTTCAATGAAACTTGATACGCCGTTGATTGACAAAAAGGCATTCTCAAGGTCATACGGCTGTACCGTCTGCTTGTAATACTTCTGGTAGTTCATCACATAAAACGCCGACTTCACATCAGGAAACTCGCGCTGAAAAACGGTTGTTTCCGCCCTTTCGGGGCTATAGTTCTTGACGTGAGCAAGGTCGATGAAAATGTCCTCGATTACTTCACCGAAGTTAAGCTTACCCTTCTTAAAAACCGCAAAGGGATTTGTGTAATATTTGTTTGTAACCTTTACCTCGGCTATGCGGTTTATCAGCGCAGATAAAAATTCGTTCTGAAGCTCCGGAAAATCCATAATGACATTGCCGATACTGCGGATTGTATTTGCGTCAGGAGTCGCTAGCGGCACATGTTCTTTATAATTCTGTGACGCCGAATTGCGGATTGCGTTAAGCACGTCAACACTTGAGTTAGTTTTTACATCTCGATAATCAATGTTAGGCATTATCAATCACTCTCCTTTTCTGTGTAGAGGTCTTCAATTTTGATTTCCTCGGCTTTCTCTTTTTCTTCGTCCTCAGTTGTTTCAACCTTGACTTCTGATTTGTTTTCACCGCCGTTCATAAAGCGGTCAATGTACTTGCGTCGCCACGCTTCCTCAACAGCTATTAACTTATTATCATAGTCGCCGTGAGCCGCATAATCGTCGATGGTGTCTGAGATGTTCTCGATAAGGGCGATTGTTTCGTCATCGGCACGGTCCCCGATATAAGCACGGATTTCTTCCATGATTTCGTCTTTAGTTTTTACCATTGTTTTTCACCTCAACTTTCGCGATAAACGCATTAGTAAATCCTGCCTTTTTGACCTTATCTAAAAAGGCTTTTGCGTTTGCTTCATTTGCGTATGCCCCAACTTGTACACGGTATATGGTCTTGGTCTTTCCGTCTGCGGTCGTTTTTAACTTGTTTTTCACCTGCGCTCTAAACCAGTCCATATTTTTCCCATATAGGTTCAGCCAGTTTTCGGGGTCACCGTGATTACTTGCATATCCCGCCTTTGCCGCTTCTTTATGACTTACAATGTTTTCAACATTTATGTTAAGCTTTTTGCAAAGATATGCACAGTATTCAATGGCCGCGTTAAACGCCTTGTCAAAATATTCCTTATTCTTAAGACTATCCTCACAAATCTCAAACTGTATACGAGGATACGGAGCATAATTATAACTGCCCTTTGAGCCGCTACCACAGCCCCAACAAGCATAGTTATAGGGCAGAGTGTGGTAGACTTCAACAACGCCTTTATCGTTACACCCGATGTAAGCGTGCATACAGATGTCATTATATACGCCGTTGATATACTCCTGATTGTGGTGATTGTTATACACGTTCTTACCGAGGTCGGCAAGTATCTCGTTATAATCGGGATTTGCTGATGTAGGCTGCACATATCGTCTTAACATTTCGTTATCACACCCTGTACTATGCACAACTATTCCGACAGGCTTTATATGCCGTGCCGCCTCGTATGCGCCGCTTTTATAAAACAAGCATTCCTTAAGTATCACTATCACTGCCCCCCTATCTTGTCAATTAACTGATTTAAAGCTATCGTGTTATTGTTAATAGCTTCATTCAGTTTTGCTGTTTCTTCCTTGTGGCTTTCGTTCAGCTTATTGTTCTGCCAAAACATGGCAACGCAACAAGCGATCGGAAACCCCAGCGAACTTATTATCTGTACGATGGTGCTGGTGTCCATAATATCACCCCCTTTGTTTTTTGTCTATATTATACCACACTTTTTTCTGGTGTCAATACTATACTGGGTATAGTATAATTTTGACTGCCATTTTTATTATACCACAACGACAACAATAAGTCAATACTAAATTTTATATAGTATTATTTTTAAATACTTTATGTTGTATAATATTGAATGGGGGAATATATAGGCAAATGTCGATGTCCGTGTC